GTACAGTTACATTGCGTACACTCACAGTAATGTTCAAACCCTGCCCCACCTGTACCTAAATGTTTCATACACTTAGAACCACAATGACACTCACACTCACATGTATTACATACCGACTTTGACATACTAAAAAATTACTCCAAAAAAATTTCTATATTAAAGATACTACTATTTATCACTTTTGTCAAGTATGAGGCGAATAGTATATTGTATGCCTGTGAGTATGCCAAATAGTATTAGAAAGACTAAGAGTATGGACTCTTTTAATATGCTCTTATGCCAGAGAAAGATGTTATTGCATTTATAGATTAAAGTTCTGCTGACTTTTTCATAAGCGATTCTCATATATAGCATCTCACTAGTTAAGGTCTATTCTACTTCCTGTGTGGACCACAGGACCTGAGGTATTGTCTGTAGTCGAACCAGATACACTTACAGTTCTTGACCCTGCAACTGTCATGTTGTAGTTACCTCCGACTTTAACATTGTAATCTCCCCCAGCATTTACATTTACCTTACCATCGCCACCTGTAGTGATATTGACATTACCTGCATCTACTTGAATGTTTATATTGGCACCTGCACCTATCTGTATATCATAGTGATTGTTTGGACTACCACTCTTATTGATGTATAACTTGTAATGCCCGTCAATAGATAAGTCCTTGAGTCCCTCAATTAATGCTTGACTACTGCCCTTAATTATGTTATAATGATTCGCTACGATAAGTTCTGTTTTATTACCTGATTCGTCTATCTCATACGAAGTGCCTGTTCTGTGTCTTTCGTGTATTCTCTCATGCCCACTGGTATCGTCATATTCTCTAATATGTCCACTCTCTGATTCGTATACATGATTATAGGGGTAGGATGCGTTGTAAGGTATGCTTGGTTGGTCCCATGTAGTTTCTAGTGACGAACCCATCTCAGACAGGTCAGCAGCGGTTGTATCTAAGGTAAACTCACTTGTTGCTATATTTGTAGTACGAGAAAGTCTACGAAGGACTAGAGATAGATGTGGGTTCTCTTCCACATTGCCTATATTCTTTTTATTAACTGCAAGTCTATTGACATCTGGTTCATTAATGTATTTGGGGTAAGTGCCATTGGGGTCATAGAACCCACCTGACTGCGAATACTCAACAGGTGCCCCAGGTAGGGTACCTAACACAACAGGTTCTTGTCTTTCTAATCCATCACGAAAGTAACCCATAACATGAGTACCTTCCACATACAAAGCAGGACTATTACCCAGACCAGATATACCTCCATCAGTATAGACTACAGATGCCCACATTAAATCAGATGTTGCAATGGCATTCTTATCAGATGTATGATGCGCCAGACAGCGTACTCTCAGTCTGCCAGCGTACTCTGGGTCCATTCTATCCTCTACGACACCTATGAACCAAACGAACTCTGAGATGCCTGCAAATGATTCGCTCATTGTAATTTTCTCTCGATATATGTCTGCATTTAAACCACTTACCTTACGCTATTTACCTCTATTTATTCTAAACCTACGCACTCATACTACCAGTACAAATATCAATGCAATTACTAATGCAAGAGGGAATAGATGATTTACCCAAAGATAAGGGATCCTCTTTGCTTTCTCAAAGAAACGACCCTCTGATTGCACTCTGCGTAAGCGTTCTTCTTCTTTGTTCACGAGTAACTCAAATACAATATCATAAAAAGAGAGAATAACATCCCTGCACACAATAGATACCCTATAAACTTCATCTAATGACCCATCGGAGAGCGTAATTCAAAGTCTTCTGACTCTTCTGACATCTCTGTATTATCTAAGTCTTCTGTTTGTGGGTCTGGTCGTGTGTAATCATCTATAATATTCAATGATTCATCTAATGTAAACTTTTCTAATGCATAGAAGTGTATCCACCCTTGTATTATCTTATCTTGTGTTTCTGTATTCTCTTTGACAATGTCTGAATAAAGACTTATTACATATTCTCTTAACACTACTTCTAGTTGGTCTATCTCATTGTTTGTAAAGTGTTTGGGTTGTTCATACCCATTGTTCCATATCATATGCGTTCTCCTGCAGGATATATCTCTAGGTAGATATGGTCTTGGTTGTATTCAGCACGATTGTTTTCAGATATAACACACGCAACATTATTAGGTTCATCTATCTCTAATATCACCATTTCATTCATCAGATAGCGACCATCTCTAAATTTATTGCGAAGCAAGATGTAAGTGTCTAGACCTGACTCGTTTACCCCTCTAAATGCTGATACATATCCTTTACTGTGATATCTCCCAAATACAATCCCTTTCATATCACACAATATGCCCTTGTTAATCATCATAGCGTACTTACCATCGTCTTTTTCATTGGGTTGTAACCACTCTGGTTCTGCTGTGATACGACTTTTCAGTTCATCTGCATGTGCAATACCATATCCTAGACCTACTGTTGCCAATATGATAATTAGACTGCATGCCCAAAAGTTCAATAGATGCCCTCTGATTATCTTATGTACCTTTTTCTTTTTTATTTTCTTTGCCATTTGTTACCTCAATTGTTATATGCTAATATACATCAAATGTTGTCGTTTGTCAAGGGTCTATGGAAATTTTTTCGGCGTTTCTCTGAATATCTTATTGACTCTCGTCTATTACTGCGATACTATAGTCCACATTATTCTTCTCTGCCCTCTGTTGTGTGAATGTATCGAAGTTTTCATCTGCTAGGACTCGTTTAAATGCGTCCTTACGAAGTGTTAGATGTGTTGTATGTGATGTTAAGTCTTTCCGTATTAACTGCCTACATTCGCACACTAGATACTTCCCTGATATACTATCTGTAGTACCTAGACTTGTATTCTGATATGCAGGTATTTCTACCCCTACGACATCTCCTGCCCCTACGCCAAAGAACCCAGGCACACTAATTTTAACTTCTGTATTCATTAATGCGACATTCTTTGATACTCTCTTCTGGTCTATCTTCTCTTTAGGTGGTAATGATGCGTTATTATGTAATTTTGTCGTTGTTGATTTAAAATATCTTCTTCCTACCATATCTGCAGGTGTTTTGTTTCCCTCTATAAAAGCATTAGGTATTATACCTTGACCTAATAATACTTCACCACTCTTATCTGTTTCCATCTGCGATACTGATAATCTATTACCCAAGTAGTTAAAGTTCTGTGTTGTGAATTGTTTTGTAAACTGATTATGTGTTACCATTTCACTTGCGTACACACCTGTATCAAAATTCAATAGGGTATCAGTTCTTTTTGTTACCTCTAGTTTTTCTATCGACTGTAAATCTGACTCTATATTTCTATCACCACCACCCCTCACTCCTTTTCTTTTAATTGTATACTCTGCAATATTTGGTCTAGGTGCACCTGATGATAAGTTTGTCATACTTTCTATTGATTGAAAGTGAAAACCTGATGATGTTTCATAAAATTTATAACCTGCGCCATTGTGTGCCTTACTTTGCGTATCGTTTGCTAGGTAATTGATTGCACTAAGTGGGTTGACAGCAGGAAATACATGTTTATGCATACTTTTAGATGGTTCAAATATAAATGTCTTCTTAGATTGTAATTGTGTGCGTAAAATATCTTGCACTATTAACTCATGGTTGTTATGATATGCTCTACTGAATAATCTAGACTGATTTCTCACTCTTTCCATTGAACAAAAATGTAAAATGAATCCTTTTGTGTTTGCTGATAGTTCTTCTTGTTTCTCTATTTTATGTACAAATACGGGTTCACCTGACTCAACTGTAAAATCATAGAATTTACTAACACCTGGTGTTGCAATTGTGAACTCTAATCTTTCAAGTCCTGTAATAGGTATCTCGCCAAATACATTTGATGCATCAACTATTACCACATTACCTGTTATGACATTTTTATCTATACTCTCAAAAATACTAATCTCTTGTACTAAACCATGAATATTAATTCTTTGTAAATCAGCACCATCTACATCATATGTGTATGGTATTAAATTGATGAATGATGATAAATTGTAGTCGCCTGCCTTTTGATACGCTGTAGACTTGAAATCATTATACATTAAACACCTACAAGACTTGAAAACTCATTTAAAAATACAGGTAGAAACTCTTTATCTAATAAGTTTATCTGTCTTTTTTTATCTTGTTCTCTCAATTCGTATTCTATATTAGATACTGATGTGGCACCTACAACTGTACTATTTACCTCAAGTACATGTGAAAAATCTACTGAACCTCGTTGTGTAGTTTTACCACTTGATACTGTCTTTTCATAATGATGTATGCCTTGTGGGTTTGTGTATTTGTCTTTCATATATCTTTCAAAAGATATTTCATCCATTGGCCAATCGTGATATCTATCTATTATATTATTTGTAAGTAATATAACAAAGTGTAACTTTGCATCACCAAAATGATAATGTGCAACATCTTCAGGTGTATCTCCTGATGGCACATCATATTTGTCGTAAAGTGATATCTCGTTAATAACTCCTGACCTTACCTTAACTCGTGTCATCAAATCTGTGACAAGTCTAAAGTTATTGTCACCTTTTATATCATAAACACCTTTTTCGAATTTACTAAAATAACTCATATTAATGTCCTAATGCGATTGTTTCTTTTGTCATAATTTCTAGTTCTGTAAAACCTAAATCCATTTTCATCATAATAGGTGCTGCCCCTTTATCGTCACCTTTAAATGTATGAAATTTACTCTCTGGTGAATAATCTACCTTCATGGTCGTACATACACATCTACTAATTTTAGGAATGTAAGAGTTTTCTTTATCTCTATACATATATGTTATTTGAAACTCTGATGGTACAGCAAGTCTACCTATTGCAGTATTTTCTGGGTGCATATGAAATTTAAATAGATTAATTATTTTATGGCAGTCATCATTCTCTTGTTTATTTTTTGGTGTCATATCAAATGAGAAAGAAAAGTTTCTAAAAGGCACACTTTTAAATATCATCTCTTGATTAGGATTTATAGCACTACCTAATGTCTTTGTCATCAAACCACTAAACCCTGGTAGTACAGTTGTAATCGCACCCTCAATAAGACTTCTGCCTAATGTTCCTAATCCTTCTGAAGCAGTGTCCATTATACTTGTATTTTTATCTTTTATACTATCAATAAATGCTTTTATATTACTCAACATACCCATATTCATATCTTCATAAGTAACGCTATAATCAAATGTGTTACCTGCTGCTGGTGTATACAATACTATTGAGTCTGTTATAGTATTATGATGTTTTGTTGTCATACCACTTGATTGTTTTCGTAACACTCTAGGTGAAGGTGGTTTGCCATCTTTACCTACTTGAACTCTTCTACCATCTTTTGTACGACCTTTTCTTCTACCTTCACCAACAAATGATAATGAAGTTGCTTTTCCTGAACCTAAATTACCAGCAACTTTATTACCTTGCATATCGTCACCTGCTACATCTGCTAATATAGCAGCATCTAAAGGCACAATATCAAATATGATGTAATGACCATCTCCTAAATTTTGTGTTTCTTGAGGATAAACTAGTGTGCCGTAATTAAATTTACTATTTTCTTTACCTAAATGAGCAGTAGGAGATACTAGGTCAACATCAAAGGGTGATTTGTTTGCTAACTTCGCTGCCACTTCTTTAACATTACCACCCATAGAGAACCCACCGTTTAGAAGATTTTTTGCTTTATTTAAACCTCCCCCTAAACTACCTGCAAGACCTTTCAGTTTACCTACTTCTCCTAACATCTGAGATTTCAATCTTGATTGATTTTTAGCAATTAAACCTCTTGCTTTTGATCCGACGCCTGGTATTGGTCCCATAAATACTCCTAATAGTTTATCTATATTTATAAGGTAAGATGAAAAGTTATAAAGGATTATATCGCCCTACAAATCCAAAGAAGTATGTAGGCAATACGCAACAAATAGTATATCGTTCTAATCTTGAGCGTAAGTTTATGATTTACTGTGATAAGAATGATAGCATATCTCAATGGGCAAGTGAAGAATTACCTATACCTTATAAGTCACCTCTCGATAATCGCATACATAGATACTTTCCTGATTTCATTGTAAAAACAAATAAAGGTGAGAAGTTTATAATAGAGATTAAACCTTCTCGTCAATGTAAAAAACCTAAACTACCTAAAAAGAAAACTAAAAACTATATCAGAGAGAGTATGGAGTACGCAAAGAATATTGCTAAATGGAATTCTGCAAAGCGATACTGTAGTAATAATAATTTCACATTTAAAATAATAACTGAAAAAGACTTAGGTATGTATTAAAACATTAATCCTGCTGCCCTTTTGCTGTAGTAGTCTTTTGTGTCCTCTGTTATTGGTCCTGCTGAAGAAGCATTTAAATTATGTGATTCATTTACGCTGGTATTGTCTTGTTTGAAGATAGTAGGCACACTATCTAAAAAGACACCTTTAGATAATGCATCATCTTTTAAAACTTTGTTATCATCACCTCTCTCTTCAATTGTTTTTAAAGACTCTGCTGCTCGTTTTTTTGCTTTACTTCTATTCAATAAATCTTTAGTTGATATATCCTCACCCTTCATTAGTTTATCTTGTTGTGTATCAAACTCCTTCTTCTGTTCCATAAATGCTTTGAATTGTGGGTTGTCTTTTAATTTTTCTGCTAAATCTGGATCCATAAGTATACTTCGCATGGACCTTTGACTTTGATTAATACCTAATTCTTTCATCTCTTCTTTAGAAAATGTTACTTTTGATGATTCAAGAAAGTTATCTTCTTGGTTTTGTGACCTTGTTACTTTTTTATCAATATCAGCACGATTAATAATTTTTTCATCTCCACCTACTTCTCTAGCGATATCTTGCAACTGACTTAAACTCATCACACTTAGATTTTTACCTTTGTATTTACCTTCTTTATCGCTTTTTTTAATTTCAGAAATTAATTGTGATTTTGCTCGTGCCCTCGTCTTACTATTAGTACCTGGATCTGCACCATCTTTATCATCTGTTACAAGTGTTTCTTTTTCCTCTTGTTTTTCTTTATCAGTTTTTTTAAAGAAACCTGTTATATAATCAACCATATTTCTAACTTCTTTGTTGAATAAGATTAGAGCAGCGATAACTAAACCTATAGCAGTAGCAATCAATATAAAGGGTAATACAGGTATTAACAATCCAAGTGCAAACTTTTTAAGTCCTTTCACAATTTTTCCTATACCTTTACCAAATGCCTTCAATGTTTTTTGAATATGACCACCAAGTAGATTATCTAATTTTGCTAACCCCTTAAATAAGAATTTTGTTGACTGTATTAAAGGTTTTGCAAAGTCTAACAATTGTCCACCTATTGCTTGTATAGAATCTACAAATCCTGTAATGATAC